CGATCTAATGGCTGAACAGACTTTTAGATCACCGGGGTTCTTTCCACGTGAGGTTGACCTAGGTCTTCCAGAGGCGGGCCCAGTTGGAATTCCTGCTGGTATTATCGGTACCGCCCTTAGGGGTCCTGCATTTGTTCCAGTGACAGTGGGAAGCTTTACAGATTTCGAGACTCAATTTGGGGGAGTTGATGCCGACAAATTTGGACCATTTGCAGTCCAACAATTTCTCAAATTTAGAACAAGCGCTACATTCGTTCGAGTCCTAGGGGGCGGTTCGAATAGCGTCGCAACTGATTTCGTAAATACCGAAAATTTCGGATACGTTAAGAATGCTGGATTTAAGATATCTCCCGCTGGGGGCCATGTAGCTGGTGGAACTTTCGGAACGATTGAAAATGGTATGGTGCAATTTATAGTTGCCCAGCACTATGTTTCTGCTTCGACATCGAACACGTACCCCATCTTTACACAGAACTCGAGTACCCCAGGATCGATTACTGATACTACTACAGTACAAAAATCTGATGGCGACGGGAAGGTCGTGGCGATGGTTCGTGGGATATTATTCACGACGACTGGGTCACGTTTTGCAATAGCTGACTGGAATACCGACGCTAGCCTTCCCACTACATCTGCGGAGCTAGAGAAACTTCCGGATATTGCATCACCGGATCCCAATAATGCAAATAATGCATGTAAGCTTATCCTGTCGGGGGGTACCACCACATTTGGGATGGCACCTAATGGCCTTACCGGTGTTAAAATCTTCAGTGCATCACTAAATCCGGATAATCCAAATTATATAGCAAAGATTCTGAATACGGATCCTCTTAAATTTGAAGAAAAGGAACACCTGCTATATGCAGATTTTCCGGTTGACGCTGATATCGCAACGTTGACAAATCGCAAGGGCTCTGTGGGACTGGCTTCCGGTTCGGCTCTCACCACCCGGACACCGGCTGGTGGCTTAGCATTTGTTGATCTTTTTGGTAGGTACGATACTCGATATACTGCTCCTAGGACAACTTATTTCAAATCACAACCCTTTGGTTTGTTGGAGTATGACCTGTTTTATTTTGAGACAGTCTCGGATGGTGCATATGCCAATAATAAATTTAAGATTTCAATTGCAAACATCAAAGCGTCAGCCGATGATGCAAATCCGTATGGGACATTTGAGGTGCAGTTACGTAAGTTTGATGACACAGACATCAATAGAAAAGTTATCGAAAGATTCCCAAACTGTAACTTAAATATTTTGAGCGATCGTTTCGTTGGAAAGGTCATTGGTGACATGAAGGAGAGCTTTAACTGGGATGGCCGGAATGAGAATGAGAGACGTCTAACTCTTACCGGAGAGTATGCAAACAAATCTTCTCTGGTTCGAATTGTTCTGTCAGACGCTCTAAAGAATGGGAAAGTCCCAAATACTGCGTTGCCATTTGGATTTGCGGGAATTCCCACTATCAAGACTACCGACTCACTGACACATCGGGCAGATATGGGTCTTGTATATGGTGGTACTCGCCGCATAGGCAGCGCCGACGGGCTAGCACGGCGATTGTGGATGTCTGGGGCTGGAAGTGCGGATCACGGCGTCAATACCGGCCTAGCTTCTACCGGTTCGATGTTGACATCTTCGATTATACCTCCACTACCGCTTAGGTTTAAGGTGACAAAGGGTGCATTATCGACATCACCAGTCTGGACAGGCATGGCCGGCGATGATGAGAGGGTTAACTCATCCCTTTATTGGGGGATTCAGGGCACACGTATTACGTCAAGTGTTGCCACTAACGCTAGTGAAAAACTGAATGGACTAGTCAGTGCGTATACAACGTTCGTCGGAATTGAGAAACTTGATGCGCTAGTGACCGGTGTTGCTGCTAGCTCGTTTAATAATAATGGCTTCACCCTCACCCGGGTGGCATTTGCAAATGAATTACAATCAGGGCATATCACACATATGACCGGTACCGCCAAGGAACACATGTTGGAGGCTGCCTATATCCGAGGAGGCCAAGCGGCATCACGATGGAATGTAAAGGATTACACGATCAAAGATCCTACCGGTAGTAATAGGGTTCGGATCACAATGGGCACGTTGCTTAACTCGTCATCTGTGAAGTTTAATAAATTCACTGAGTATGCCAAGTTTACCAACGTTTTCTATGGGGGATTTGACGGTTTGAATATCCTCGATCGAGACCAATTCCTAATGAATGACCGCGCTAGCTCAACAGCAGTTGGCGGGAAGGCGTCGACATCTTATAGTGATAATGGACTAAGTGCACAACCGGCCGGAACGAAGGATGAGAATAGCATCATCAGAGCATACAGGGCGGCCTCTAAGTTACTAACTGACAAGTTTGCCAGTAATATTAACATCTTGGCAGTTCCGGGAATTCGGGAGCCTTATGTGGTTGATTATGTTGGAAAACGTACTCGTGATTATGGCTTGGCAATTTACTTAATGGACCTTGAGCTATTTGATGAAAACCAGACCAGGCTTTTCAACAATGAGGGTAACAAGACTCCAGATGTTACGGAGACAGCAGAGGGTCTGGATACACGAGGCTTAGATAACAATTATGTAGCGTCCTATTTTCCAGATGTATTTGTTAATGAACCCACTAGTGGTGAGGTCTTATACGTACCTTCAAGTATAGCTGCACTGCAGGCATTAGGGCAAAATGATGCTGTATCAAAACCATGGTTCGCTCCTGCTGGATTTAGTCGGGGTGCCCTAGCAGGGGTAACCAATACCAAGGTTCGTTTGACAGCTACAGATAGGGATACACTTTATGAGAGCCGAATTAATCCAATTGCAACTTTTCCGAATAGCGGCTTTGTGATTTTCGGTCAGAAAAATCTTCAATTAGCTCAATCTGCACTAGATAGAGTAAATGTTCGAAGAATGTTATTGGATGTTAAGAGATCCGTCATAACCGTTGCTAGAAGATTGTTGTTCGAACAAAATACGCCGGCTGTTAGAGCGCGCTTTATTGCGCAGGTTACACCTCTACTGGCATTGGTCCAAGCGCAACAGGGGATCGACAAATTCCGTATTATCATGGATGACTCAAATAATACGCAGAACGATATCCTTAATAATCAGTTAAATGGTAAAATTATTATTGTACCAACAAGAGCTATTGAATTTATCGAGATTGATTTTATTGTTGATGCAGCTGGGGTCACCTTTGCATAACCATAGTTAATAAGAAAGGGAGTTTTTGAATGTCTGAGAATAATGGAAGAGGAGCCGGCGTTTTCGCAAATGAAATCGATGTTTCACAGCCTGGTGGTATAACACCCTCTGGGGTTCCCGCCGCGATTATAGGAACGTCAAGAACCGGTCCCGCTTTTGTTCCAATTACAGTGCCAAGTATTAACGAGTTTACTGCGAGATTTGGAGATATCGATAGCACAAAATTTGGAGCCATGGCCCTGCGTGAGTGGTTGGCCAATAGATCGGCCGGGACATTTGTTCGTGTGCTGGGTGCCGGTGACGGTAAGAAGAAAAGCACAACGACAACGGACGCAGATCCAAATGCAGGAAAGACTACCCGGGCCGGATGGGTTGTAGGCCAGCAGCTTGTTCAACAGAATGGTAACCTAGGAGATAACCAGTATATTCAGACTGTCGGTCATGCTGGACAGTTCACGCTAGGAAGGACATATATGCTTGGATGCTTCATGTCAGAGTCCTCAACTAGTACCAACAAATTATTTACTGGGGCCGGCATCGGGGCGAATGCCTCTGCTAATTTTAGTACCAAACCTATTTTGCGTGGGATAGTGATGGCACCGTCCGGTGTGACTCTCACACTATCGGGGTGTGATTATGCAGACAATACTCCAGACACCGGTTCCCCTACCGCTTTAGCTGGGGGTACTTTAGGTGACGTTGCAAAGACAGACCCGAATGATGCTGCCATGGCTCCAGTCGATAATTTTGTGATGCTGTTAAATAACTTTAAACCTAATGGAAGCTATAACAGTATAATCACAGCATCGTTTGATCCACTATCGGATGGTTACTTTACCAGTAGGCTTAATACCGACCCAACAAAGATAGAGCAGGCCGGTCACCTATTGTACTCACACTTCAACGTATACACCTCACAGGCCGCGGTTACCGGCGGAATGTCACGACTGAATTACACCGGTTCAGCCGAGGCGGTAATTGCTAGCACAGGCAAGGGATGGAACGTTGCCTTTCTCCTGACATCATCGGAAGCTAGAAATAGTGGGTCCGCACAGGATTTGACACGTACCAATGATAGTGGTATTGTAGGATCTGCCGGTCGACCAAACTTTGAGGGTTTTGAGGACAAATTTAAACATGCACAAGGTCCATGGGTCATATCACAGGACTTTGGTGAGGGCCCACTCAATCTATTCAAATTTCACACGTTGGCAGACGGCAGCGGGTTCGATCCATACAATGATGTTGCCAAGGATGACCTGTTACCAAATCAGGTGAAAGTCAGTATTCAGAATATCAAGGCAGTCGAACTCAAAAATCGCACTCCGGGGAATGAGTACGGTTCCTTTGACGTATTGGTTCGAAAAATTAATGACAATGACAAAGACTTTTCAGCCTTTGAGAAATTTTCAAATGTCAGTATTGATCCGACATCCGATCGTTTTATTGGACGTGTGATTGGGGATATGAATGTATTTTATGATTTTGAGAAGGCGACACGGGCACAGAAAATTGCGGTGACCGGTAGATACCCTAATCGATCACAGTATATTAGAGTTGAGATTGCTGACTCAGTCCAGAAGGGACGTACATCCATGGATCCTTCTGCACTACCCCTAGGCTTCCGGGGTCCGAATCACCTGGTGACATCCGGTTCCGGTATCCTTGCTCCGGTGGCGGATATCGGCAATGGACATGCCAGTTCTGATATCCATAGATTTAGTGGGGCGACCCTGGCGCTACGACGCGATGCCATGCAGGAGGTTGTCCAGCCCCCGGTACCGTTTAGGGACCACATCGGAGTTGGTCTTCCTGATACAATTAATTTCAATCCTGATTTCGACTTCTACTGGGGGGTTCAATTCACACGAAAGGCAATATTGAACCAGCCGAACGCAGATAGACGATTTGAGGATTCCATCTATTCGCTTACAAAATATTACCCAAATTACCAGACTAACCTGTTGAATGTTGTAGTCGGTAATAATCCAGGTGCAACTGACATTGGGGGCACAATTCTTGACTGTGATCGTTTTGATAACAATCGCTTTACACTAGAGAGAGTTCAGGTGGTAACTCAGAGTGAGTCCGGTGCCCTTGACATTCCCGATATGAATGAGGCTCAAGCATTTAGGTATCGTAGAAACGGAGTGCTAGCTGACTTAACACTACGAAATAGTTCAAAACAGACAGGCAGAATGTTAAATGTCGATAAGGATTTTGTACCTGGAGCTAATGCAACTAAGCTATTGAAATTTAGTTTTTTCCTGCAGGGTGGTTTTAATGGTACAAATCTATTCAATACTGAGAAGTCAAATTTGTCAGATGTGGCAGCACGCAGAGAGTATGACGATAGTTCAAACCAGGGAGGTATCAATGGTCCGACAGTTGTTGCTTATCGAAAGGCGACTGACATTTTAGCAGAACACGCCAATGTTGATATTCAACTATTGGCCATACCTGGTCTTCGGTTACCTGCAATTACCGACTATGCCATTGATGCAATGGAGGATCGTTTCGATGCCTTATATGTTATGGATATTGAGGAGAAAGACACCAACAATAGCTTTGTTACCGGGTCGGCATCCCTACTAGATGTTGGATTTACTACACAACGCTTTGGAGATAGGGGTCTAGATTCATCTTTCGCCGCAGCATATTTCCCGGATGTCTTTATGACTGATACGACCACCGGGCTTCAGTCAAAGGTACCGGCAACTGTAGCGGCCATGGCCACCTTCGGTCTTAACGATACCTTAGGATATCCGTGGTTTGCACCGGCAGGATTCAGTCGTGGCGTAGTTAGGAATGCACTTCGGGCAGCGGTCGCTCTTACATCCACTGATAATAACGATTTGGCCGCGAATGACATAAATCCTATTATTGATGTTAAAGCTCAGGGTACGGTGGTATATGGGCAACGTACGTTATTTAAGGCCCAGAGTGCACTTGACCGTATCAACGTACGTCGTTTATTGATTGACGTCAGACGTCGGGTTAAAAAAGTTGCAAACACAATGTTGTTTGAACCGAACCGCGCAGAAACACTAGCAAGATTCTCTGCTGCAGTTAACCCAATCCTACGTACCATCCAACAACAACAGGGCGTGGATCGCTTCCGTGTGCAGATAGATTCGTCAACCACAACCCAGGCCGACGTTGAGAATAACACTATTAGAGGCAAGATATTCCTCCAACCGACTAAATCTGTTGATTTTATCGAGCTTGATTTTGTGGTATCTAATACTCTTGACACACGGGCGTAATTTTTTGTAGTGCTAGAGTATATTTAGACTAGTAAGGATTTTAAGGAGACTTTTAAATGGCAGAGACACTCTCAGTAACGGACATGCTACCGAA